AATGACCAAAACTGATGAAGGTAAAGTTCAAATGGCCAAAAAGGGATGGGCAGAAATAAAAATTACTGTAGGAGAATTGGTGAGCAAATTAGAAGTATCACTTATTCCGATACTGAATGGAATTATAAAAGCACTCAAAGGAGTGATTGATTTCTTTAAGAGCACATCTGAATCAGCAATGATTTTTAAAGATGTAATGATTGCGGTGTCAGCTGCAGTAGCTGCTTATTACGGATATGTTTTATTGGCTGCAGGAGCAACTAAATTGGTAACAATTGCAACCTGGGCTTGGAACGCTGCAATGGCAGCAAATCCAATTACATGGGTGATCATGTTAATTGTAGCCCTTGTGGCTGCATTGATGTATTGCTGGGATAAATTCAAAGGCTTTAGAGAATTTATGGGAGGAATGTGGGCCGGAATTGTGCAGGCAATCAAAACAGTGATCAATCACTTTATCAACTTAGGAAAAGTGATCAAAGATGTGTTCACTCTCAATTTCAAGCAAGCTTTTGAAGATGGGAAAAAGGCAATGGCGGATTTCTCTAAAGGAATAACCACCGGCATTGTTGATGCTGTAAAAAAAGGTCAGGAAGCTGCAGGAAATAGTGAATTCAAATTTGGAAATCTTCTCACTTTCAAAGGATCAGAACAATCAGGACCATCGAAAAATTTTGCTGGTGGTGCAGCCGGATCAGCGGCGAAGCAAACTGCACTCAATACTTCAAATCTTTCCGGTGCATCAGGAGGTTTAGGATCTGCGAAAATGATAAATATTCATTTTCATGATGCACTGCAGAAAAATATCGGAGTGGTTCCAAAAGAAATGAGAGAAAAGAGTCAGGAAGGAGTTGAAGTAATGATCAGAGCAATAAATAATTTAAGCGAAAACCAGGGAGGTGTTCAATAATGGCATTTAATATACAATCATCACCGGACCAGACAAACAATCCTTCAGTAGTTGTGATTGGTGGCATTACACTCCCAAACGATGTAGTTATTTATATCAACGGTGAGAAAGTTTTGGTGATGGATAAAATATTGGATGGTGTATCAATTATAGAAAGAGTAAGTCGTGAACCTTATGAAATAGAGTTTGAATGTGTAATTCGTGAAAAAAATGCGGATGGTTCTTTGAATAGTGATTTGACTCAATATATTTTTCCTCAAAAAGCCCTGGAACAGATCTGGCAGAAAGCTTGGCTTCCGGACAGCGTGCAGAATGTTCAAAGTACTTATTTAAACGGATTAGGCATTCAACAGGTTGTGATAAGAGGAATAACACCTATGACTTTCAGAGGTAGTAAGAATATTGGTTTAAGAATAAAGGCCTGGGAAAATGTTTTAGGACAAACATTAATCATCAGCTAATGTATTTAAGCGGACATATAGAAGTTACAATTGCAAACAAGCTGCTGAAAACAATTGTTTCAGTGCATGTAAAAAATGATGGCCATCAAATTGGTTCTGATTGTACACTTGTATTACCGTTGATCAGCACTATTCAATACAAAGACGGCTCACACGATTTTTTGACTCAGTACTCCGTTAATTCCCAACAAACTTTTGCGGTAGGAGATCCGATTTTAATAACTGCGAGCTATGATGGTTATCCTCAAGTGACTTTATTCAAAGGTTTTCTTTTTGATTTTGTTGAAGGTACTCCGATGACAATAAAATGTTTGGACTATTCTTATTTTTTCAATTTAGGAATGTTCGGAACGCAGAGAGTTTTTGTAAAGCAAAATAAAAAAGGAACGAAAGGATTTTATAATGCCGGTGCTTTTTATGCATCGATCAAGTTGAAAGATCTTCTGCAGAACATTGTGAATTTCGTAAATGATACAATCGACGGAGCAACAACTGACACTGATCATGTTGTTCTATTCGAACCGGGTAATATTCCTGATATCACTTTAGTAAATATCACATTCGCGATGATGTCGCCGCTGGCCATTCTGAATTATTTCAGAAAAGAATTGCTTTTCAATATCACATTAATGGATAATCAGCTTTATTGCAACGTTGCATCCACAACGATTTCAAGCGTAACGTATAGAAGCGACACCAATGTTTTAAAATGTGATCTACAAAAACCCGAAGCAGTTTTTCAGACATTTAAAGTGAAAGCTTATTTCCTGCAGAACAACGGATTGAAAGATTCGATCGAAGTAGGAGATACGAACGGAAAATTGGTGGAAGTATTTTTCACGCAAGCAATGTTCGGTGGTACCAGGAACGTGACTAAATATACACAGCTGGCCAACGAAGCTTTGAATAAAGCAAAACAGAGAGTTTATGGCGGAACGATCACAACACTACTTTATCCGATGCCGATTTTATTTGCAAAGGCCAATTATACAGATATAAGATATCCGGACAGGACCGGGAATTATGTGACAAGTGGATATGAAACAACAGTTGATGCCTCCGGGTATCGGCATAAAGTAAAATTCTCTTATTTAACTCAAAAGTTTTATACGAATGAATGAGAGTAATAAAGAAAATGAAATTGAACAAGGCCTGATCAGAGCAATTAAGAATATGATGAAATATTCTTTGATCTGTGAAGGAAAGATTGTGAATATAGCTGAAGCAGAAACAAAATTTGTTTGTGATGTGCAGATGCTTACTGATGGTAATCCTACTTATTTACAAGTTCCTCTCAAAGTGCTGCAGGGAAGTCAAGCTTCGTTCATTGAAATACCGAATATGGATAGTTATTGTCTTATCAGTTTCAGAGATGGTAATAAGGATCGACCACAGATTTTATTTGTCGATAGCGTGCTAAAAATATTAGTAAATTGCAGTAGTATTAAAATTGAAACAAATAGTTTTATTATCAACAGTGAGAGTACAATTTTTAATGAAGGATTGAATGGAGGATTGGCAAAAGTGGCCGAGTTAACTCAAAAGCTCAATAACCTGGAAGATGATGTAAACAATTTGAAAGATGTTTTTACAGGATGGACACCGGTTCCATCAGATGGTGGGGCAGCTTTAAAAACTGCAGCTGCAACTTGGGCCGGAGATAAGTTGACAAAAACTGAACAGGCAGAAATTGAAGACACAACAATCACACATTAATGGAAGATCTGAATTTTGATATTGTTGCTCGTGATCTGGTAATGACTCCGGATATGGATTTTGCAATAACTGAAAATCCCTCAGTGCAAAATGCCGGTATCATTCAATATTCCAGAGTTTCTTTTCCTACAAATCCAATGTTAGGAATCGGAATGGAAGATGCTGTAAATGCAAACAATACCAAAACAGCTTATGAAATGAACAGGTGGCAGGCTCAATGTATTCAAGATGGTGCAACGCTTGCAAAATGGAGCAGCAGTATAATTTCAGGAGGTTCAATAACAACGGTCAAAATTTTAACGCAGATAAGTTATGAGTAGCACTTATACAGTAAAGCAGGGAATGAGTTTATGGGATGTGGTTTTAAATGCCACAGGCTCATTAGCAAACTTAGATGCTGTTTGTGCTGCAAATAATTTCACTGACTGGACACCGGATCTTATTCCCGGAACAGTTGTGATCATTCCTGATGGAGTAACAGTCGATAGTAATAGTCAAAGGCAATTGAGCAGTTATCAAGCTGTGAATAATATCACAGTCGGAATATCCAATTTGATCAATGCGGTTTTTAACACGTTGAACAATTTCTGGATTTTAACAACAGGTTATTGGAATGACATTGCAACATGGAAAGACAACAAAAATTGGAATGATTAAATAAAAAAATATGAGTCAGCAAACTATAAATAATGGCGATTCTGGATTAACAGTTCGCACAAATCTAAATGATATGTTTTCAGAACTATACGGAGCTTTCACTATTCCAATAAAATTGGAAGGTGTAACCGGTAATACAACAGAAGCTATTGCCGCCAATACATGGGTGGAGCAACTGTCGGTGATCACAACTGCTGGATCTCCAACAATTCGTATCGGAACCACTCCTAACGGAACAGATATTTTAGAAGATACCACTTCAGCAACCGTGGCCACTGCATCAATTAAACAGTATTTCGGATCCGCTACAACTTTTTATATCACAATGACTGGAACCGGTACCGTAAATATTCGAATAGATATTTTATCAAACTATTTCTAAGATGTCAACAACAGC